CCACGGTAATCACCCTTATCGTGGGTTACTATAAAATAGAGGGGGTGTTATGACTGAACGAAGGTGTAATAACTGCAAGGGTAATGACTTATGGTTTGCTAGAGACGGCAAGTCAATGTTTACTGACAACCCCCTTTTTGCAGTGCAGTGCTTCGGCTGCAAAAGAGTGGAGACTTTTGAAATGGACGGTATCCGTGGCGCTTATGATGTTTGGAATGGGAGGTTTGGAGATGAGTTGCAAGTGGATTGAGATTAGAAAAGAAGATTTGCTAGATGGTAAGATGCCATATGTTTACCCGGTCAGTATATCTCGAATCAATTTAGACTTATGTATAAGCATACATGCGGCAGATAAGGAAAATACAATTGACTTCGAAACTAAAGATGATTTATTGGAGTTTGTTTTTGCAAGTAGTGAGCTGTTCTACATATATTGGGATATGATAGAAGTATTAATACGTCCATAAAAAACGAATAACATCGACATGTTAATGTAACGTGTCGATTAGGTGTACAATCACTCATGGATGAAGAAGATAGACAGATAAGACAGAAGTTGAAGGATGATTTTCCTTACTACGCCTCCCGTTGCTTAAAAATCAGAACGAAGGCGGGTTCAATAGTTCCGCTTGTGATGAATAAAGCCCAACAGTACACACACGATAAAATAGAAGAACAAAAGCTGCGGACTGGGAAAGTGCGTGTTTTAGTCTTGAAGGGCAGACAACAAGGCATGTCCACCTATATTGGTGGCCGGTTCTATCATATAACAAGCCATCACTACGGTATCCAAGCTTTCATACTGACTCATCTAGAGGACGCTACAACTAATCTATATGAGATGGTTCAGCGTTATTACGAGCTTACCCCCGAAGCTGTGAAATGCTCCACTAGTAAGAGTAATGCCAAGCAATTAATCTTTGGGGCGCTCCATTCGGGTTACAAGCTAGGAACGGCCAAGAATAAATCTCTGGGTCGTTCTTCTACTATCCAGCTGTTCCATGGTTGCCTGAGTGAAGATAGCCTGATAGTTTTAGCTGATGGCTCCACTAAATCAATGGGTGATATTGAGGTTAGAGATTTAGTTTTAACATCTTCTGGCGCTGTTGCCCCTGTCTCTAATAAGATATATACCGGCGAGAAGCAGACGTACACACTTAAATGCTGGGGTAGCGGTGAAGCTATCCATTTAACTGCTGACCATAAAGTTCTGACGTCAGAAGGTTACAAGGAAGTTAAAGATTTATTGACCACAGATTATGTGGCAATGCCTAAGATTAAGCCTACAGGTAAGATTTCTTCATATAAGTTTGGGGTAACCAATACAGCAAGACCTCAAGGCGGTGGATCTAAGCACATTGAAGACTTCACCTTTAGCCTCAACTACGACTTTGGATATTTGCTTGGGTATTACCTGGCTGAAGGCCACGTGAAAGATAATCTAGGCTACATAACGTTCGCTTATCATGAAGATGAAACATATATACATAAGGCGTTAAGGGGTACGTTTGGCTTGGAGACATCGGTCAGGCACCAGGATTACCCTGACTCTAAAAGAAAACATACTCATGTATATGGTAAATTCTTAACCAGCGCAGTAAACCAGATTTGCGGGCGCGTACAGAAAAAGAGAATTCCTGAGTGGTTTTTCGCCACAAACAAGGAATTCTTAAAAGGTGTCCTTCAAGGGTATTTAGATGGCGATGGAAGCAAGACTCAGCTTGATAAGATTGCAGCATCTAGTATCCATGAAAAGATAAGCAGGCAGATTCAAAGGATTTGTTGGTGTCTTTGTGGTGCCGCGTCAATCAGCAAGCATAAAAGAAAAAGATACGACGTCCCTACAAAAGATATATATCTGGTTAGAATCTGTGGCAATGCACTGAATAAGCTTAGGGGTGCTGAGCCTAACACAAGAAAAGAGAAAAGCTTTGTTAAAGATGACACTGTTTATTGCAGGATTAAATCCGTCACACCTAGAAAGATTGAGCGAGTATGGGATATAGAGGTTGACCATTCAGATCATGATTACCAGACCACTACCGGCATTGTCTCTAACTCAGAAGTAGCTTTTTGGGAGCATGCCGCAGACCATGCTAAAGGGGTGCTACAAGCAATCCCGAACGCAAAGGGTACAGAGGTTATTCTAGAGTCAACTGCTAATGGGGTTGGGAATTACTTTCATCAGATGTGGCAGCAGGCGGAAAGTGGTGATTCAGACTTTATAGCCATTTTTGTGCCGTGGTTCTGGCAAGAAGAATACTCTATACCTATTGATGCTACCTTTGTGGCGACACAAGAAGAGATGGTATTGAGTTCTCAGTACTCCTTGTCTTATGAGCAGATAAACTGGAGACGCGGCAAGGTTAGAGAGCTGGGGGTTAACGGGGCTGACGGTGTCAAAAGCTTTAAGCAAGAGTATCCTTGTAACCCACAGGAGGCATTCCAGCTTACCGGAGAAGACAGCTATATTGAATCTGATGTAGTCATGAGGGCGCGCAAGGCAGAGGTTGAAGGCTATGGGCCTCTAGTGTTTGGGGTTGACCCTGCTAGATTCGGGGACGATAGAACTTGCATACTTATGCGTCAGGGTAGGAAGGTGCCGTTTGTGGAGACTCACTCTAAAAAGGACACAATGGAAGTCACTGGAATAGTGGACACTCTTATACGTGAGCATAAGCCTAGCCGTGTGTTTGTTGATGTTGGGGGCCTTGGCGCTGGAGTAGTTGACAGGCTTAAAGAGCTTGGGCATGACGAGATACTGGTGGCAGTTAATGCAGGTAGTAGGCCTCGGGATGCCAATCGTTACTATAATAAACGAGCTGAGATGTGGGGTTCATTGCATGATTGGCTTGATGATGCGATGCCGTGTGACATTCCAGATAGCGATGAATTGCATGCCGATATCTGTAATATCAAGTATAAAATTGATTCTAGCTCACGTCTTGTGATGGAGCAGAAAGCAGATATGAAACGCCGTGGGGTACGTTCCCCTGACATGGCGGATGCTCTTTGTCTGACATTTGCAATGCCGGAGGGCGCGTTAGCTGGCACGATAAACAAGAAACGTGCGAATATATTAGCTACACTAGCAAAAGGTCAGGCCGAACGGTCAAAAGCCATATCTCAATTAGGGAGAAAGTAGAAATGATAGGTAAGAAAGATTTGCCAGAGATTAAGAAACAGATTGAGGATGCTTATAGCTACTTTTCTGATAATTATTCTAGATTCTATAAGTTCAAGCAGTTCGTATTTAACACGTCGTTGACTTCATCAGATAGAGAGAATTTAGAAAGGATTAAAAAGCCCATCTTAGAGGCTAATACTCTAGAAGCATATCTGTCTAGATTGCTAGGTGAGTTTGCATCACAAGAACCGAGCGTAGAAGTTAGAGCAGCTGACGGAATGTCGGCAAGAGAGATGACGCAGACTTTTGTAGATGCCATTGATGTGATCGAAGGGCATTGCAGGCATATTATATCTGACGTATCAAACGACAACCTGCAATACAATATTTATAATGATCAACTAGGGGGTGGCTTCTCAGTCCTTAGAGTTTTTACTGATTACATTCATGACCAATCTTTTGAGCAAAAGATATTCTTAGATAAAGTATTTGACCCAACATTAACCGGTTTCGATCCACTTGCGCGTGCATCACACAAAGGTGACGGAGAATTTTGTTTTGAATTAGCACCTTATACTAAAGATGCATTTGAAGGTGAGTTTGGGAAAGATAAATTATCTGAGATATCTTTCAAGCGCACTGACAGCATCGAGTCTTTCAATTGGTCTTACAAAGGCGAAGGGCAAGAAATATTATTAGTGGCCGACTTCTACGTTAAGCGTAGAGTTAGAAAAACATTAGTATTGCTGGCTGATGGTGATGTTGGCTTAGAGTCTGAATATAACAGGAAAGTTAAAGAGCATTTTGATGCTGGTGAGCTGGTTGTACCTCCTGTAATTATTGAGAGACGTACCACAACTATTGAAGTTATAGATTTGTATCGCGTCTGTGAAAATAAAATACTTGATTACCAAGAAACTGATTACTCTTATCTGCCTTTGATATTTGTTGATGGCAATTCAGTGATACTTAGAGAGTCAATCAATGGTGACTCTTATCAGATGACACGCCCGTATGTGTATCACGCCGAAGGTATTCAGCGCCTTAGAAACTTTGCAATGCAAACTGTTGGTCAGCAATTAGAAAACATGTTGCAGCATAAGATTAAGGTTCCTATTGAAGCAATCCCCGACGAGTATAAAGATGCTTACACTAATGTTCAGACTGCCTCAACTTTAGTTTATAACCAATATTCTGATGACGGTACAATGCAATATAATCCTCCTCAAGAAATTGTGCAGACGCCACCACCTCCACTTGTTGAATCAATCTTTATGGGTGCTGACCAAGTGACTAAGTCTATCCTTGGAAACTATGACGCAATGCTTGGCAGTGGTAGCGATGTTTCTGGGAAGGCGATTCAAGCTGGAGCTATACAATCTAGTGCTGCGTCTGACCCCTATTTGGTTAATTACATTAAAGGGTTGAACCGAGCGTTACAAGTTATCGTTGATATGATACCCAAGTACTACAAGACTCCACGTTCATTGCCGGTTATTGCGCCTGATGGCAAGCGTGCTTATCAGGTTATTAATGATCCAAATAGCGAAGAAAGTATGGATCTAGAATATGACGCAAGAGCATTACAAATCAAAGTAGAAGCTGGCGTTAACTCAGCAGTTGAGAAGCAAGCAGCTCTTGACTTGATTGCAAGAATGTCTGCATCTAGCGAAGTATTTGCTCAGTTTATCAATACCAAAGGCTTGCCAGTCATAATTGATAATCTAGATATTCGTGGCTCTGCACAGCTGAAAGTATTGTCAGAAGAATTCCTACAAGAGCAACAACAGGCGGCTGAGCAACAAGAGAACGAGCCAACACCGGTTGAAATTGAAGCACAAACCTTACTGCAAATTGAAGAAATGAAGGCTCAAATGAAGCAAATGCAAATGGATGCTGACATGGCTATCAAAACAGCAGAGCTATCTATTGAGAAGCAGAAGGTGGATATTGATATGCTAAAGGCTCTTTCACAAATTGAAAGTACTCAAACTAACGATATGTTAAAGGCCGAACGGTTAGATGATGAGCAAGCCAGGTCAGCTATAGACTTGCTGAAGATGGCCACAGAATCTAACGCTAAACAAAGGATTGACGATATATAGTAGGGATAATATGCGAGTTTCACAGTTGATTGAGATTTTAAGGTGCGATTTAGAAGAAAATGGCGACAGAAATACTTACTATCTCTCTGGGGATAACGCATACGAGATAACTTACCTCGGAGCGGGGGTGTCTTCAGAAGATACTCACTTTTGGCTGACAGCTGACGAAAGACTTACGCTTACGTCGGACGAGACTGAAGAAGACTTCCGCGCCCCGGCTTACAAGGCATCGCTGGTTTTAATTAAATAAGCCACTCTTGCAACTGTTCAGGGTTGCTGCTACAGTTGTATGTACATGGGTGTATATACTTTTTATTTAACATTTTCATAGATGTAAACTTAAAGACTATATGGAGTGTTGCATCCATGGTGTACCTTCTCATACAGGGTAAATATGAGCGTTACCAATACGATATCTGGGTGTACCCGTCACTGGGGTTAAAACGTGGGAGTAGAACTTATGAGTGAAGTTGATGTGTCCGAGCCTGTAAAAGAACATATGGTTCCGCAGAGCGAGGTAGATAAGTTAGTTGTGGCAACTAAGCGTGAAACGGCTGAAAAGTTTAAGCGCGAAGCTGATAACCAAGCTCGAAGCCAGACAGAGAAAGCAGTTGTAAGTGAATCCGCTCCAGTTAATTCTGGGATGGGTGGCATGCAAATGTACGACTCTAAAAAGATTCGAGATGAAGTATTAGGTGAGATACGCGGCGAATTCGAGTCCAAGCAGAAGCAGTATGACGAGCAGACTAAGCGGGAAAAAGCCGAAGAGTTTGTAGCAGAGTACGAAGGCAAGCTGGCAGTTGGTAAAGATAGATACGAAGACTTTGATGATGTTGTATCTACTGTTGATCCAAATGAATTTGTTGACGTGATTATGCTTGCAAACGAATCTGAAGGAACTGCTGACATAATGTACGAGTTAGCAAAGAATCCACAGAAACTTATCCAGGTGGCGACAGCCGCAAGAATGTCAAAGAGTCAGGCTAAGCGCATAATGAATGAAATTGCGCAGTCAATGAAACTTAACAGGAATGCAGTTGACGGCAAGCCCACCACAAATCAGCCATTACCCAGAAGTAAAGCTTCAACAGCGGGTACTAGCAGTGGTGATTTGAAGACGATAGCCGATTTTAGAGGCGCAAGCTTCTTAAGAGGTTAGTTAACAGGCCATCAGTATAGTACCTAAAATTTAACTTTTTTAGAGGGTACTACTATGCCATTACCAAGTAATTCGCTACAGAACGTCCAAACCTGGCAGATGTCCGGCCTGGCGTTTCTGCAAAACTTATGTTGTTTCGTTTCAACATCAAACACCAAATTTAAAGATTTCCAAAACTTCGAAGCTCAATTGGGCGACACCGTTGGTTTTGAATTACCTCCACGTTATTCAACCACTTCAAGCTTAGTTGCATCTTTTGAAGGGTCAGAGCAAAGAATCAAAACTTTGACTTTAGATCAACAACGTTCAACTTCATACGCTTTCAACTCACAGCAATTAGTGCTGAATGTTGAAGACTACATGGAACGTTTCGGTAAAGCTGCCATCCGTGAGCTTGGCGCTAACATCGAAGCTAACGTAGCTGAAGTTTGCGTAACTGAACCTTACCGTTTTTATGGTAATGGCGTTACTCCAATTAACTCATACAACCAATTAGCAGCAGCTCTTGCTCAGTTCCGTGAATTCGGTGCGGCTCCTGGCATGTGCAAAGGTTATTTAAGCAATCTAGCTATTCCTGGAATCATAGGTAATGGTCTTAACCAATTCGCTCCTTCAAGAAATGATAAGGATGCAATGAGTTGGGAAGTTGGTAACTTTGATATGTGTGAATGGTACCGTTCAAACTTGTTGCCAGTTCATACCGCTGGAACAGCTGGTGTTTCTGCATTAACTTTAACAGTTAATTCAACTCCTACACCTGATGTTGACGGTAACGTTTCTTCAATTATATTTGCAGTATCAGGCGCACCTGGCGTTGATGCTAGCATGATTTTAAAGCATGACAAGTTACAATTTGATGATGGTTCTGCTGGCGGTAACGTTAGATTCATGAGCTTTGTAGGGCATAATCAAACTGGTTTACCAGTTCAAATGAGAGCCACTGCAACTGCTGCATCTACTGGCGGTTCATTAGTTACTGTAGTTTTCGAGCCACCACTAAATGCTCAAGCTAACAATAAAAACCAAAATATAAATACTCCTATCGTAGCTACTATGACTGCCTCAGTGCTGCCAAGTCATAGAGCAGGTTTAATTACAAGTGGTAACCCTCTGTATTTAGCTATGCCAAGATTACCAGACCAATCACCGTTCGTCACAGGTAACGCGATTGATTCTGATACTGGCGTATCTGTCCGTCAAACTTATGGAACATTATTTGGACAAAACCAACAAGGTTTCGTTCATGATTGTCTGTTTGGTAAAACGTTGGTAGCTGATTACGCAATGAGCGTGATTTTCCCACTTTAATTTAACACGGGGCGCCAGGCGCCCTTAACTACGAGGATTTAGCTTATGTCTATAAATAATCCAGTTGCAGCACTAAGCCGTGGCTACTTAGCCGGCTTGAAGCTTAGCAACGATGCAACTACCCCTGATTCAATTCTGGGTGTTTCTGCTGGTTTTGGCAGAGATTCTACAGGTCTTTACACTTTAGGTCTGGGAAATGCTTCTACTGTTGATAACACAGTAAGCGGTATTGGCGGCATAGATACAGGTTCAGTTGCTGCAAGTACTTTCTACTCTGTATACATAATCGGTGATTCTAGCGGCAAAAACGGCGTTGGTCTTATTATGTCTACTGTTCATACTGGCGCTATCACCTTCCCATCTGGCTATGACATCTTCCTTCGTCTAGGTAGTGTTTTGACTGACGGTACAAGCGATAACTTGAAGTTCACACAGCGCGGAAATGGCAATGACAGAACTATCTGGTACGGCACATCAATTGCTACTGACATTACAGCTGGTGGTTCTGCTAGCTATGCTGCGGTTGATGTTTCTGCGTCAATTCCGGTAGCGTCTCTTACTGCAATCTTAAGATATTCATTCATTCCGACAGCTGGAAATGATGAGTTAAACATTAGAAATGGTGACTCAGCGGTTGCTGGTGATGCTGAAGCAGTGGCAAGTGGTTCTGTTGCAGCTGTTGCAACATTGGGAATGCTTACTTGTCCAGTTGGAGCAACTTTAGCATCTGGCCTTGACTATAAAGTGACTGGCACAGCGGTTGCCCTTAATGTTAATGGCTACATTGACGAACTTTAATTAAGATTTGGCGCTAATTAACGTTGGCGCCTTTCCTTTAATTACAGGAGCGATAAATGGCTATTACTGTCACACAGGTTATTACGCAAGCTTTTTACGTAGCAGGGATTGTTTCGCGTGACTTTGAGACAATAGAAGGTCAGCAATTAGTACTTGGACAGCAAATCTTAGATGACTTATTGGCTGAGAAGTTAATTGACGACAAAGCTATTCCTTACTATACAAATCAAGCCCTAACTATGGTTGTCGGCCAAGAGCAATACGACGTTACTAATTTAATCGAAATAGACGCTATGACTTTTGTCATAGATACTACTAGATGGCCAATGTATCAAAACCAAAGCAGAACAGATTACTTTAGCTCTGCCCGTGCTAACGATGTGAATTCACTACCATATGAATATCGAGTAGAGCGCACATTAAATGGCGCTAGCATTTTCTTATATTTCAAGCCTGATCAAGCGTATGTTGCTGAGATTTGGGGCAAGTTTGGATTAGTTGCTACAACTAGCATCGTGCAGGATTTGCTGCTTACTTATGACAGATACTACATAACTTTTCTTAAATATGAATTAGCTGAAAGATTATGCACAGAATATGAATTTAGTGTTCCGTCTGGGTTAGACCGAACATTAACTAGACTACGTAAACAAATAGCTAAGAAGTCTGCCGTTTTAGATTTACAGTTGCAGATTACATCAACTCTTGGTAAGCAAAGCAGTTTGTCTTACGCGCAGGTCAATTTGGGTGGAGCATGGGTAAGATAATATGATAAAATCTAGCAATACCCCAGACGCGCAAATTATACCAATCGAAGTTGTTGGTAGCTCTACGTTTGGGCGTTATGCAAAGATTAATTCTCAGAAAACATACAACATGTTCATATCTGATGGCTGGCTAGTACCGTTTGCTGGATACAAGCGAGTGTTGGATTTGGTTAGTCCTAACGCTGGTGAGGGTCGCGGTCTTTTCAATTCAGTACGTGGCGGGTTTATGCTGGCGGTCGTGGGGCAGAATGTATATAGAATTAGCACCACATTAGGAATCCAAAAGCTTGTCAATTCTTTGTCTACTTCTAGCGGCGAAGTATCTATAGATGAAAACCTAGGCGGCCAGATTTGTATTGTTGATGGTTTTGATGCCTACATTTATAACCACCTTGAGGCCGGGGTTCCTACTCTAACAGCCCAAGGCATAACGGCTGGCAGGTCTAGCTTGATTCCTAATTATGTAGAATATCATAATACTAGATTCTTAATTGGAAACGGCATTAAAAATGGAAACGGTGCGTTGTGGTCTGTTTGGGTCAAAGGCACAGCTACTACTATATCATTTTTATCAGAATTAACTTTACAGACCAAGCCAGATTTTGCCATAGCTATGCAGCGTTTGCCTGGCCAGGCTAATAATATAATTGTGTTTGGTCGTTCTGTTTGTGAGATTTGGACACAGGTTGACAATGTTTTCATATATAGACGCAACTCTACTGTTAGTGTTGACACTGGGTGCGTTTCAGTTTCAACGATTGCATCAAGTGATAAAAATGTTTTCTGGCTTGGAACTAATGAAACTAATGCTCCTGTTCTTATGAGCTATAATGAGAAGGGTGCACAATCTATATCTACTGACGGCATAGACCATCAGTTACAGGGTGTGACTCGGCCAGACAAATCTACAGCTTTGATTTATAGACAGGACGGCCATCTGTTTTATCAGCTTACATTTTTCGATCCAGCCGATGATTTTACATTAGTTTATGATGTTGGCCTTGGTGTTTTTTACAACTTGTCTGACCACAAATTAAGATATCAACCAGCACGTCAGCAGGTATTCTTTAATAAGAAGTGGTATTTCATATCGCTTGATAAAGCCTCCATCTATGAGACATCAACCGACTTCACTACTATTGATGAATCATTAGGTGAGAATGCTGATGATGCTAGTGACTTCATTTTTGAGATGCAAAGGATACGTATTTGCAATACGGTTCGTGCTGATAACAGCCAAAGATTCAGGCCAAACTCTTTTACTATGACTTTAGAACAGGGTAATGATCCAGATTGCACTGGATTAAGAGAGGTTGTAACTATAATAACTGAAGACACTGGGGTAGATATTATCACTGAAAGTGGCCAAGCAATTATTATGGAAAACAGCATTAGCTCTTTAGCAACTCTTTACTGCCCTAGAATTGACCTGTCATTCTCTAAGAATGGTGGCGTTACTTGGAGCAACACTGTTAGCAGACGCTTACAGCCTTTAGCGCATCGTCAAAATATATTAAGCTGGTATAACATGGGCGCCGCTAACGACTTTACAATTAAGCTGAGATTCTGGGGAACTTCTAGGTTCTTGGTTAACAATGGCGTGTTGGAGATTTACTGATGGCAAATTTTGTACCTATTGTTACGTTTATTTTGCAGGAAGACTATGCCGATTATCATCAGGATTTTAACCAGACGATACGGGAACTGCTTAGTGATAATGGATGGGTGCATCCCCAGCTATCAAACGCCGACATTACTACATTAACCGCATTAGGCGGTATTGGGATTCGGGTTGCTTCCCAGTGGTATAACAGCGATACAGATAAGATGCAGATTATGACAGCTGGCGGTATTGAAACTATAACTAGTGCATGAGGATTTAAATATGGGATTTTTAAAAACATTAGGTAAGGTGCTGTTTCCTATCTCTAATGATAGTGTTAAGAATATGATAGGCGTCGGCAATCCGGCTAAAGCTGGGCGTCAGTATTTAGACCAGATTCCACAGCTTGGCAGAGATGCTTATCAGCCTTATATCGACCAAGGTAGGGGCGTAGACCCCGGATTGCAACAACAATACCAGAGCATGGCTGACGACCCTGGCGCGCTGATGAATAGCTTAATGCAAAGCTATGAGCAGTCTCCTTTCCAGCAGTACCGACAAGAACAGAAATTACAAGCAGCTGATGCCGCAGCTTCAGCTAGTGGTTATGGCGGCACACAACAAAACCAAGCAGACCGCGCCCAGCTTGTTGGAAGACAGTCTGGCGATGATATGCAGGAATGGATTAATAATCTGATGGGTGCCAGAGACAAGGGTATGCAGGGCTTGCAGGGCATCTCTAACCGAGGTTACGAGAGTTCTGGCAATATGGCAGACTATATTGGTACAGCCTTGGGTCAAAGGGCACAATCTGAGTCAGCTGGTAGAGCTGCCACCAATCAATCTAGGGCAGCTCTTATAAGCGCGGCAATCAGTGCAGCTACTGGTACGGCTGGCGCTCAAGCAGGAGCTGGAGGCGGAACTGGCGGGGGCGGCGGTATGCCTCAAGGTTATGGATATAGTCAATCTCCTGGTCAGGGTTCTGGTTATAATTATGGGCAAGGCTTTGGCCAGCCTTATGCCTCAGTGCCTGGTAGCTTTAGTACCGGCCGCAATCGGGGGAGATAAGATATGCCATTACAGACATTTGATTTTAGACTAGGCAATGTTACTCCGGATTATTCTGGTCTGCGTGACTCTGTAAAAAGCTATTATGCAGGCAAACAGGGGGCTATTGATTCTAGATATGCACCTGAGCGTTACCAGAGTGAGATAGATTTACGTGGAGCACAAGGTGACAAGGCAACCCAGGAGGCTCGCAAGGTTCAGAGAGAAATGGAAATAGTAAACCAAATACTATCCAAATATACTACTTTAGGCGGTGGTAACCCTGATCAAGGGCAGTTTGATCAAGGTAATCAGCAGCAAATTCCTGGCCAGCAACAGCAACAACAGCAACAACAGCAACAACAGCAACAGCCTCAAGATGCCCAGCAACAAAGCTCTGGCCAGCAGCAACAACAACAACGGCGCCCAGAAACTCCAATGCAGGCTGCGTCAACAATAGACCCCCTTGCTGAGGCCATCATTTCAAAATTTCTGGGGCTTGAACAGCAAAAGCCATTTACCAATTCAGACAATGAGTTGGTTCGCCCTAGTATGTTTGGGGCTGCCTCGCGTGAGTCTGTAGGCCCCACTGAAAAGCAGCGTCAAACAACAAAATCTATGATCGACTCAAACCAGAAAGCCATTGAGAAAAACACTGAGGCATTGAATAACAGTATGGCTTTAGATACTGCCTGGGATACTGTTGGAGATATATATAAAAACAATAAAGCTGACATGAAGGATTTGATTGGGCCAGTTGCCAGCAGGTTTCCCACTTACGGTACTGCCAAGCGTAAATTAGAGGGTGAAATGAAGGCTGCTCTAGGTGCCATTGTTCTTGATACAGCGCAGGATATTAAAGGGGCTTGGAATGCGCGTGACCAGGCGTTGGTGGACGCAGTAAAACCGACCATGACTGATTACCCTGACATATTTGAAGGCAAGCTTAAGGCCTCACAAGCAATGCGTAATGCTCTGAATCAGCGCAGAAGTCTCTATAATGAGTATCTACAGGGAGGCTCCTCAGAAACTCAAGCAGCGAAAATGGCTGAGGCTCAAACAAACCTAGGCGAAATAAGGGAGCAGGCAGAGCGCGAGTATGGCGCAAAGGTATACTTTGCAACTAAAGACGGTGTAAACATTGGTTTATCAGTTATGCTGGATGCAGACGATATTAATAAAGCGCGTAGAAACGGCGATTTTAAGGAGCTTCATAAAAAATGAGTAATAACTGGTGGGACAAGTATATAGTAACCGATCAAGAAATGAACTCTAATAGGTTGAAGCAATCATTAATCGAAAATGACGGGGCTAACTCTGAACGCCAAGTTAATTTGCAGCCTATGACTTTCCCATCTAGAGAAGCTACCACTCTAACGCCAGGCGTTGAGGGGGTTATGGATTCTATCGGCAAAGGTTTTAGCGATATATTGCCAGCGGCTGGCGGTGCTGCATCTTTATTGGTCAACGCTGCTAATGAGCAATTTAATCCTTATGAAAGATTCCAAAGAGGGAATCAACAGACTGATCAGATATTCGACAGAAGCCAGCGACAAGGCAGAGGCGAAGAAGTAGAAGATTTAGATTTATTTAACAGCCCCAAAAATATATTAGCGGCTTTATTAAAAGGATCTAACGCTGTCCTTAATGCTCCTGGAAATACCAGGGATTATTTCGCTGATAAGTTTCCCGACGAACTTGGAAACTTGCCATCACTTAGAGTTCCTGGCGTCCACGATACTGACTTTGACTACCAGAAAGATTTAGGCGTAAACACTGACAAGTTAAATTATAGTGACCAGCTGATGGCAGAAGTTACAAAGCGAATCGCTCCCGGTGCAGCTACTGGTGGTCGCTCTGTATTGACAGAGCTGTTGCGCTCAGCTGGCGAAAATGAAAATGTTATCCCTGCCACAGCCATTGCTGGAGGATTGGAAGTCGCACCTAAAATACCATCCATGGTTAGAGCAGGCGCAGATAGGGTAAGTGGCGCAGCATCAAATATACCCGATTTATTATCGAGTGGTAAAGAAGCTCTTACTCCTGGTTCAATTAAAGAAAACCGTGGACTAGGGAAAGACATTAGAGGTTTAACTGCTGAGAAAATAGCAGCCGGCAGTGAGCTTAGAGATGTGAAGACAGATTTGGCTCAAGATATAGCCAGCCAGTTAGAGCGGTCAATGGAGAAAGGTAAGGCTAAGGTTGGAGAAGTAACCGAATATGCCCCACAAGCGGAAGGTGCAGCTAAATCTAAATTATTTAAAGAGACTCAAAGAACAGCGCAAGCTCATATCGATCGAGTAAGCAAAACTTACTCTGAATTATATGATGCTCCATCTGAAGTGCCCGGTAAAACTGTTGGCCAAAAGCCTGTAACTAATTGGAACGGTATGGATTATATGATGGATGTTTACCCTACCGAGGTGAGCATGCTGATTGACAAAGGGTTGATTGATTCAAAAGATTTAAATCCTTCAAATGTCTCTCAGATGATAAGTCTTAAAAGAAAGCTTAGTAATGCGGCTGCTGGATTTGCCAAAGATGCTTCTAATCTGGGCGTCGAATATGTAGACAGAGTTAGGGCTGCACAGAAGGCTAGCAAAATAGGCGAGATGACAGACGATATTAGATTTAACTTAGAGAACAACTTAACACCTGAGCAGTTTGAAGGCTTAAGGAAAGCTGATTTGCAGTGGGAACAATTAGAAGCTCCATGGAAATCTGAAAACGTATTATACGAAGCTGGGCGTAATCGTTGGGGAGCAATTCCATCCGACAACTTCTTTGAATCCATTAACAAGCTTAACAAGCCAGAACTGATAGCTAGTTTATTAGAAGACCCAGGATTTACTGAAGCCATGGCCAAGCATGACTTAATGAATGTTGACTTATCTAAGCCGGGGAATGTTGCTAAAGCTTTAGAGGGTGACTTTGGCAGGGCATTGCCACCGAAAGTTAGAGAAACTTTAACTAGCTTGCTCGATGCACAGGTGGAAACAGTAGCTCTTGAGCAGCTAGGCAAGCAAATATCTGCAAAAGACGTACGCTCTATATTAAACGAACCTAAAATGAAGCAGATATTTGAACAGCACCCAGATTTAAAGGCTAAACTAAAGAAAGCCAATAGCATAGACCAGGCTCTAGCGGACATACAAGAACAGCTTGTTGAAAAAGGCGAGAGTAAAAAAGTTGCCGAGGAAAAGGTTAAAAGCTTAAAGGACATGCTTAACATCTTCACAGGTATAGCTGGGTATAACACTCTCCGCACAATATTCAAACTAATAGGATTATGAAATGGCAACAAATTCATTATATGTAACAACAAAAACATTAGAGCCTTATTTTGTCGACAAGACAACAGGACTTGCTTTGGCTAATGGGACTGTTGAATTTTTCAAAGACAGCGATAGAACTGTACCGAAAGGCATTTTCGAGTTGGCTGGTTCGCCACCAAATTACACTTTTGAGGCATTGCCTAATCCTGTTACGTTGAGCGGTCAGGGTACAATCATGGATGCCGCCGGAAATAATGTAGCTTTATATTATTTGCCATTTGATACTGATCAACCTGGTGCTACAGAAGAACTATATTATGTCGTAGTAAAAGACTCTGCCGGCACTGCTCAGTTTACTAGAGAAGGATGGCCTGGCTCTGACGGAGACCCTTCAGCAACTACAGTTGCAGACGGTACAGTTGTTAATCAAATAGTTAATGGCCAATTTTCCGATGTGTTCTTTGATGCAAGTGTAGATTTAGATATTGCATATACTGGCTCAGCGACAACAACAACAAGAATTGCACCAAGCTGGGATTTAGAAATAATTCATACTGGGGCTGGGTCTGTAAAAGTTACTCGTACCGCTATCGCAGGTAGCACAAATGTTAAGACTAACCCTCCTTACACTTTGTCTATCACCCCAAGCGACAACATGATATCTATGCGCTTGTACCAACAGCTAACAAACATCTCTGATATTTGGGTGCCAAAAGTTGCTGGCACAGCAGGATTTGTAGCAGGAGGAGTGTTACTAGGTGATGCATCAACTGTCGCCATGAACTACAATCCGTCTAACGGAACTACTCAAGCTATATTTACTGACACTAACGCAACAGGCGTTACCAATTATTTCGGTGCCACTGTGCAGCTTAATCCTGGCGACAACAACACTGTTGCAGGTTCTGCTAATGTTCAGATTGAGCTAATACTTTCCCTGGTTAACCCTACTGTCCTAAGCTCTATACAGCTCGTAGGGCTAGAGTCTAACCAAACCAGTGTTGCGTACAGGCAGGATACTATTGATGGTCAGAGGGCTTCTTATAGCAATACTATTAGTGTTGTAGGTGGCGTGCAGGCTTCAAATACTGGGCGGTTAACTTTAACCACTGCTGTTCCTGTTACCACAGCCGATGTAACCGCTGCGGGAACACTTTATTACACACCTTACAATGGCAACACTACTTGGCTTTTCATAAATAACGTGTGGACTCTTTTTGAATACAGCGAGGTGTCTGTTGCGATTCCGGCTGCAACTACTCAAATGTATGACGTCTTTGTGGATGTATCCATAGCTACTGCCACTATAGAGCTGAGTTTGTTAGCGTGGACAAACGATACTACTAGAGCCACAGCACTTACCACACAAGATGGCATTTATGTTTTAACTGGCGACACATCAAAAAAATATCTAGGCAGTGTCAGGTCTACAGGCGTGGCAAGTGAAACTGAAGATAGCGTTGTAAAAAGGTTTTTATATAACCACTACAATAGAGTTAGCAAGCAACTTCTGAGATATGAGACTACATCCACATGGACATATACCACAGCTACTTGGCGGCAGGCTAACGCGGCTACAGCAAACCAGGTTGAGGTTGTTCAAGGCATGATAGAAAATACTATTAAGGTCGATCTAGGTACGACTGTGCAAAACGATGTTGCTGGTGGCGGAACATCTACATGGAGCGGGATTGGAGTGGACAGTATTACTGTGCCAACTCATTTCCATGAAGCCTCAAGCGCCTCGCCGCTACATAGGGCTATTGTCAGCGTTTCAACAGATATTTACCCCCCAGCTATTGGGTATCATTACTATGCTTGGATGGAATTTTCAGCAGCAGCAGGAACAACTACATGGCGTGGGACTGGTGGCGTTGGCTCAACAAATGGCTTGATTGGCTCTTGTATGGTTTAATTGATTTAATTAGGAGATTTTGATAATGGCGCAACAATATAATGTAAATTCCAAGGTTATGGGCGTGAATGGTTTTGGTAGACAATTGTCTCAAACTATTTTTAACGCACGATTAGCCGCTACAACCGTAACTGCATTAGCGGTTCCTGATACTGGCGCTCTTGGTTTGGCAACTACCGGCACAAGCAGCACTAACAAGTTTCTAGCTTTAATCAGCTATGAAGATGGGGCTATAGTATTTGTTGCTGTCAATCAAACTGCTGATGCTCCAGCAGGCGCAAGCTTTGCAGCCGATACAAGTGTTATTAATCCTTCATGTTTGTATTTAAACTCTGGTGATGCACTTAGCTTTTTTGCTACAGCTGCCGATGTAGATGTGTCTGTAGAGTTTTATTCTATTCAGGAGTAGTTAAATGGGCGTAAAAATCAGTGAGTTTACAGATGGTGTAACAACACGCACCACCGACACCATAGCTGGTGTTCGCGATGGCGTTAACACAAAGTCTACTATGACAACAGGAGTTGATGATACGAGCGGCAACCTTATTGTAGGCTGGACAACAGCCGGGGCACTGTCTGTAAATTACATTAATTTTACAAACTCTTTGACAACTGTAGATACAGTTATAGATATCCTGGGTACAGACACAGATATAGGGTTAGATTTAAATACTAAGGGCGCTGGTGATTTCACTATAACTCCTGGCACCTCTGGCGCTGTGATAATCACTGCAACTACTGAGATTCAGATTCCATCTGGAACAACAGGCCAAAGACCATCAGGCGCAGCTGGAAGTCTTAGATATAATTCTACTCTGTTTGTGCCTGAATATTATGATACAAATGCGGCTGATTGGGTATCCCTCTCTAGCGGTGTTGTAGGAACAGTCACTGGCACCGCAAACAGAATAACTATTACCGGCACAGCCGCTAATCCAATTGTAGATATCGCATCAACTTATGTTGGCCAATCCACCATCACAACACTTGGCACAGTTACAACCGGCCTATGGAATGGTACTGTAGTTGCCGCAGATTTTGGCGGAACTGGAATTGCTAATGCTGCTGGCTCAACAATAACGCTAGGCGGAGCATTATCCACGGTGGGAGCTTTCACAGCAGCTTTCACAATGACGGGCAACACTGCTGTAACCTTCCCAACATCTGGAACTCTATCTACGACAGTGGGGACAGTGACAAGCGTTACAGGTACAGCTAACCAAATAGACGTTGCAACAGGAACCACCACACCAGTTCTTTCCTTGTCTTCCACTGCTATTGCACCTGGCACCTTGGCTGTTACAACAAGTTTGAATATCAACAGCACAATAGATATTGTTGCAGTGATAGATGATGATTCAATGGCAACAGCTACAGACACTAACCTGTCTACATCTGAAGCTATAAAAGCTTACGTTGATTCAGGCGCAGGTGGAGGCGGAACTGTAACCGAGGTTACAGGCACCGCAAATCAGATTGATGTTGCAACAGGAACTACTACGCCGGCTCTGACCTTATCATCAACAATTGTAACCCCAGGTTCAGTGGATGTTGGCAGCACCCTGGATGTCACAGGAGCAACAACTCTAGATACTACTCTAAATATTGGCGGTACAATATCAATTGATGGAGTAATTGATGACGATACATTCGCAACTGCTACAGCTTTAAACATACCAACATCCGAAT